ATTTAATTTCATTCTGTAGCTGTTCTCTATGCTGCTTAAATATTTCATTAACAACAGATGTCTGATTCCAAACAACATAGATAACACTCAATATAAAAACAGCACCAATAATAATTAAGATGTTATTTCTTTCCATCCTTTTTCATTTTGTTTTTTACTTTCATGTTTTCTGCAGCATCACTCAAAGCAATAGCTACAGCTTGGTCTTGTGGTCTACCCTCATTTATTAGCATTCTAATATTATCAGAAATACATTTCTGATCACCTGTTAAACATTTCTTTAGTGGCATACTATTTTACTTTGAACGGTTATAATTAAAATTTGATTTTTTCTGTCTTTGTTCTACTACTTTAAATATTCCATTAGCATTAGCCATTACTGTTGTACTCGGCATATACTTAGGCAAATCAGCTAAGATGTTTTCTATATTTTCTAATCTGTTTTCAAGCCTGGAATTATCCTGATTCATATTAAAGAAAAATGACTTACCACCTAACTCTGAATTAAGATTTACATCAGGTCCTAATCCTAACAATGAATTTTTTAAACCACCATTCATGTAATTGTTTGCAAAACCATTCAACACATCTGCAGGTATTTTCTTATTGTGTACTGCTGTCAAAACATCCCAATATTTTGAATTAGTATCTGTTGTAATAACACGTTCACCTTTGTTCAATCTTGCCGGAACAGTATCTCTACCTGCAGGGAATCTGTTTTCTTTATCTATGTATTCTGAACCCTCATAGAATGCACTACCTGCTGCTGACCTTGCCTGTGCAAAACCTGCTATCAATGCAATTATAGTGGATGCAATAGTGAATGGTGCTGCTGCTCCACCCTCTGCTGCTGCTTTTGCAATGGCTAATGTAGCATTAACTGTCAACTGAACCAATGCAATAGCTTTTTCACGTTCAACAGCTTCTCTCCTTTGCTGTTCAAGTTCTTCCAATCTTTGCTTTTCAAGTTCTAATTGTCTTGCATTGAAATTCTCACTATTCTGTCTGATTTCATCAAGGGTAGAACGTGAACGGTCTGCAGCTTTGTCTAATGATCCAATGTATGCTTGTACCTGTGCATTTAAAACAGAAAATACAGCATCAGAACCCTCTTGTACTAAACTAAATACCTGATCTTTTATTTCTTTTATATCTTTCTTTGTTTTTTCAGTATCAGTACCTGTCTTTATATCAATTTTATAATCTACCTTATCTAATTCAGTAAGCTGTAATTCAATATCAGATATTTTCTTTTTTAAATCAGTTGTATCAAGACCTAATGCAATAGCTTCTTTAAATAATTCTTTTAAAACTTGTAATTGTACTTTTGCAGATTCCTTTGCAGATTCTACTTCTTTTCTTCTACGTTGTGCATCATATCTTTCATTTATAAATTCAAGTTCTTGATTTAGCTTTTCTTGATCTGTAATAGTATTTGCAGCATTCTGTAATTCTAACTGTCTTTGTTTTTCTATAAATATCAATTCATTATTTAAGTCAGTCTGTATTACAGCTAATCTTATTTGAGATTTATCATTTAAATATTTTTCATCATCATCTAATAATTTTTGATTATATTCTTTTGATTTTAAATATTCAGCTTCCAATCTTTTATTTACTAAATCTCTTAAAAATTTATCATTTTCTTCTCTGAATTTTTGTTCATCTTCCAAACGTTCTTTCATCAACTGTGTTTCAAATTCAGAATCAGATAAAATTCTATCCTTATTTATATTTGAAATATTATCTGATGCCTGTTTAAATTCTCCAGTAAGTTCATCAACTTTAACAGATTCAGATAATGCAATACCTATACCTGATGCAGCAGCTTCAATCAATTTTAATTTATCTCTTAATGCAATAATTTCTGGAGTAGATAAAAAACCTTTCTGACCAAATTCTGCAATAACTTTAAATGCTTCCTCTTTAGATGTAAGCATTGCTTTTCTTTCTTCCAGTATTTGTCTTAATGCAGGACCACCCTCTAAAAACTTTGCCTGTGAAATCTGTTCATCTATTATCCTGGTAGCTTCCGCTAATGGATCAGTAATACCCTGATAAAATTTAATTGTTTCTTGTAATATTTTACCCTGTATTTCTGCAGATAATTTAGCTTTTTCTTTTTCTACTGCCTGGTCTGCTATTGCTCTTGCAACTCTACGGTAAGCAATTTCCAATTCAGCTTGTGAAGCAGTTTCTAAATTTATATTTCCAAGATAACTACCATACAATCTGTTAAGTTCTTTTATTATTTCAGCTTTGTTACCTCTACCTTTGTTGGCTTCATTTAATGCACCAAATAAATTATCTAATCCAGCAGTTTCTTGCTGATATGTTCCAACAATAGATTCTGTTTCTTTTTGTAGTGCATCCACAGCTGTTGTAGCTTCTTCTGTCTTTCCAAAAAAACTTCCTATATATCCAATTACAGTAGGTAGTGCTGTTGCTAATAAACCAAATGGATTTAAGCCACCTAACAGATTAAATGCACCACGTAATAAACCAACAGCACGTTTCATGCTATTTATATTCCTGGCACCTTGAACTAATTGTCCACCAAGATTCTTTTGTTCTGCTGCTACCTTACCAGTGCTTACAGCTAACTGCTGATTAGTTTGATTAAGTTGTTTGTTTACAGCAACACCTGTCTGTGATTCCTTATTAAGATTCTTTTCGGTCTTAACCAGGACATCTCTTTTCTGTGTTAGTTGCTGTGTGGTCTTAGCTTCGGTCTGCAGGACATTATTCAATTCTTCCTGTGCCTGTGTCAATACTTCACTAACATCAGCACCATCTTCAAGTGATGCATTCAATTCATCTATCTTTGCAATTGCAGAATCAACCTGTGCTTCAAAAGAAGCAGCATCAAATTCTAAACTATAAACGTCTTTTATTTCCGCCATCTTGCTTAATTTTATTCGCTTCTAATTGTGCTTTTTCGTTATCCTTAATTATCTGCTCCAATGCAGAATAGTATTCAGATAAACACCAATACTTGACCGTTTGCATAGTAGTCATATCACCTTTGGATATTATGTAGTCATTCTCTCTATGCTTTTCACGTAAATTTAATAAAGCCCTTTGATAATATTCTGATTTTTTTTTGTTTTTATTATGTGCAACCTGATTTAACTTAGTAAAATTCAACTTTTTGTATCGTTCAAACCTCTCAATATTTGTTCCATACTGGTCAAAAAAAAACTACGTAATTCATCATCCTGCTTTATAGCTTCTAATTTTCTTTGTTGTGTTTCTTCATTTATGATGTATGGATTTTCACCATCAATGTAGAAGAAATACAAACCTGCCTGAATAAGCATGTCATCTAAAGTGATGTTTTTCATTCTGAATAACAAATCATTGATAAGATTCTGTGATGATTCTACAAACTGTCTTAGCTTATCCTTGGTGGCATTCATCCAGGGTAAATCTTTTACGTTTGTCAGGACCTCATTCATTTTATCCATAATCTCCGTTTTACTTACACCGTATTCTATTGCCAACATGCTTTCTTCTATCCTTTGAGACCTCTCCTTTGTCAACTGACCTGCATTCTTTAAGATGTACCAGTTGTTGTCATTCCTATCTGTAAACACTCTGACCAATTCTATTTTCTGATTAGTGCTTTTCGGTATATAGGCATTCAACCATTTCTTAAAATTATTTTCATTTTTTTCTGCTCTACTTTGTTTTTTAAACCACATTGTTAATTTATTTTAATGTCATGACAAAAACTATTTATTAAATATCTTAGATTATCAAGTAAGTCAGCTTGTTTCTCTTCTCCTTTACCTTTAATTATTTGTCTGCTGTTATTAGATTTAATACGTAAAACATCCATACGTAAGTTAGGACATTTATCTTCATAGATTTTAAATTCAGGACATTTGCTAATTAAGGTATTCACCTGCACATAACTTTCAGCATGGAATGGATTAGCTTTTGGTATGTAAAACTTTTCTTTTGCTACTTGAAGTTCTTCCTGGATGATTTCATAATAAGTTACAGGTACTTTCTGTCTGCCATCTGACCTGTTACCGGAAGCATCTCCAGTAATAACAAATGGAACGCTACATGGGTACAATTTGTCCCCCCATAGACCTATCTTCTTACCTGTTTCCTGATATACCCATTCCCTGATTGCAAAGCATGTGTCATAAATACTGGCTTCACCACGTTCTTCACTACCTAACTTAAATTCTTTTACTATGTGAATACCATACTTATATTTTGTCACAACTACATCTGCAGGATTAAGAGTAACTTTTTTCATTACTGCTGCAGTCATTGGAATCTTATTAAAGTCAAAGCTGATATATAACTGATCTGTATTCCAATTGATAGGTTTAGATTTTACAAATACTTTATTCTGCAGGTCCTTATCTTTAAGCACATATACCCATGCTTCACCGGAATAGTCAACAAACACAGACATGTATTCCTGCTCAAAAGTAAGACTGTCAAGATCCCTGGAAGCATCTTCAACTTCAAGTGGATCTATCTTAGGATTGTCTGTTGTTACCATCCTGAATGTCATCCAATTCTCTGATGTGTTATCAGATTGTGGAAGATCAAGTTCAGAATAAGCATTAAATTCACAGTTACCATTCCTGGCCCCATTCTGACATAACTGGTACCAGTAGTTATCTTTACCAGCTGCAGTACCAATGAAAAACGCTTCACCTTTGTAGTCTGTTAGTGTTGGTCTTGCAACAGTCTTCCAATGATATTCCAAAATGTGTGATGGAATCTTTTGCGTTTCTTCATAGATAACTCTGTGATATTTACGACCTCTACCTTTCTCTTTTCTACCCTCATCACCAATGGACCATACTTCAAGAATGCCACCGGTAACAAACTTTATTATCTTTGATGTTTCATCTTTATGTGCTATCATTCCATTGTCAGATGAAAGTCTGTATGTTTCAATTATACGTTGCCAAGATAGTGCAAAGTCTTTAAAGTCATCCACAAAGATACCAATGTACTTACCCTCAAAGACTGCAGGGAATATTAAAGCATTTCCTACAGATGTAATCATTTCAGTTTTGCCAAATCTCCTAGCACACACAATACAGTTAAAACGTTTGTGATGCTTTATTATCCTTTGCTGACCTGGATGTGGTCTGAATAAATTTAATTCTACATTTTTTGCCATAATTAAAAAGCAGCACTTTTAAATGCTGCCCCCACTTACTTAAAATATTTAAAATCTATAAACACAAAAACTAATCAGTATAGTTAATCTTAACATTTATTTCATTAGTGCCATGATCATCATAATCTTTCTCTCTGAACTGAAAATTATTCTTCAGGTTAAAGATTGTAATTGCAGCGTTATTTTTACCATCTAATGCTCTTTCTTGCAAATTTTGTAGCACTCTAGCCTTTGCTTTTTTAATTGTGGAGTGAAATAGTGAATGTGTTGGCAGTTTTTCATAGTCTTGAAGTGTATGTCTATCCATATCAAGATAAACAGCTAAACCCTCAACGGTGTAAGGTCTTGGATTATGTTTGTCAATCAATTCACCATCTTTAGTCAATACCTGTTCTATTCTACCATCGCACCAGGTAAAATATTTATTTATTAGGCCTTGAAGTTCTTCTACAGTTTCAAATTTCTTTGGTCTAGCCATATTTTTTTTTAAAAATAAGCCGGATGTAACACCGGCTAATACCCAAATTATGTCTAAAAAAAGTCTAATGCACAAATATAAATAATTATTTTATTAAAATAGTTTTTTTCTCTGCTGATTTTTTTTGACTATTAGTAAGTTGTTTAATCTGCAGTCAAGTTTATTTTTGTTTTTGTAAGTGACAAGATGACCATCAGGAACAGAAATATTTTTCAGTTCTAAGATTAACCTGGACAATAAAATTTGACTTTTTTCTACATAGGCAACTGGGTAACCTTGGTTATTTAATTTCCATTTGTACTTGGTTAAGATTTCAGTTAAATTTCTATCTACTTTACACCAAATGTCAGAGTTTTTTTGGCTTAAAATTATCATAATTGAAACAAATTGTTTTAAAGTT